CACCCCTGCCGAGCGAAAGGTGCTCGAAGCCTCAGTAGGCTAATTCAAGGGCCTCATGGCCCTCCAACATACTAAAACAACAAGAAGAAAAGTATGGAAAACGAAACGAAAGAAGATCCGAAGTATCCAGTGCTTCGTGGGACGACTGCCTGCCCACCCCCGGGAGCTATCCGAGCTTTGGATGTGCAAGTGGCCGGGTCGCACTACAAGAACATGAAGATCCAACCTGTCGAGTACATCCACGCAAATGGGCTAGGGTACTTCGAAGGAAATGTCGTGAAGTATGTTTCTCGCTGGAGATCCAAAAACGGTGTGAAGGACCTTGAGAAGGCCAAGCATTACATCGATCTTCTGATCGAGCTTGACTCAAAGGGTTCGTGATGTCAGTAGAGGCCGACGATCTCGACCGGGCTGCCGAGCTCACCCAACAACTTGCGGACGCCGCCATCTACGACGTTCGCAAGGCTGCCGCCCCTCAACAGGTTCAAGCCATTGATGGCAGCTGGCCAAACCCTGACTGCAGCGACTGTGGAGACCCCATCCCGGAGCCCCGGCTCAGGCTTGGAAGGATTCGCTGCGTCGACTGCCAGGACGCGGTCGAGCGCGGTCGGAGGTGGTTGAGGTGACCCGCCCAGAGTCTCGCGCCTCTCAAGCTCGCAAGGCTGAGCTTACTTTGTTGCGTCTCCTGAAGACGCCCAAAACAAGGTCAGGCCTTGTCGCAGCTGTGACCTCCCGAATGATTTCGAGGAGGTTTGTTTTTGGGTGGTTGGCCAATCAGGTTGTCTCCGGTGGAGTCGTGAAGCTGCAGATTGGCAGCAGCGTGACATACCAGGTCAAGGACACCCCTATAGAGGAGACGCTCGGGCGAAGCGTGTTCCCGACATGGCTTGATCCCAGAGTTCTGCCGCAAACATCAGACGCTGACAGGTCTGTGTTCATCGAAGGCAAGAAGATCAAGGACTACAAGCCTCCCACATTGGTTCCAAAGAAAAGAATAAGAAGAAGAAGGAAAAAATGAAGCTCATATTCGACGCAAACAGTGTACTCAACGCCGCCCTTTTACGCGGCGTTGATGATGATCAGGGTCGAGTCATCACGACCGAAGACGGAAAGCGAATCCAGGTCAACTCCGCTCAGTATGGCGTTGATGGGTTCTGGGACAAGGTAGAGAAGGACCTTGACCACTTCGAGGTTGCACCCCTCCAATGTGTGATGGTGTGGGACGGCCCCAACGCGAAGATGTCCAGACGCTCTGAGCTTGAAACCTACAAGGCCGGGCGGGACAAGGCTCCAGAGGTCAGCGAGCAGCTGAATCTGGCCCGCAAGCAAGTTACCAAGATGGCACTGGCGCTTGGAATGCACGTTGTTCAGCAGAAGGGTATGGAGGCTGATGACGTCATTGGCTACCTCGCCAAGCACCTGCGCACCGAGCCCAACGTGATCGTCACATCTGACGGGGACCTGAGTGTGTTGGTGGACGAGAACACAGGCGTCTGGAGGCTTGGGGAACTGAACAAGAACCCTTGCGGACCCTTCCCTCACAAGTACATCAGGCTGTACAAGACGCTGGTGGGGGACACCTCTGACAAGATCCCAGGCGCCAAGGGTTTCGGTGACGCTGCTTGGGTGGACCTGGTTCGGGTGTTCGGGCTTGATGGGCTGGACATGATGATCGAGTTGATCGAGAACGGGCAACTCGCCAGACTCAACGAAGACGTAGCCGATTTCAAACCCCTACAGAAAATCATCGATGCCAAGGACATGGTGACGGTGTGCTGGAGGGTTGCAGGCCTGAAGGTTCACGAGGTCAACACGATGCGTAAGCCTTGGGAGTTGCAGGCCGGCATGGTAGCCCAGTGGTCAGAGCTTTCGGACGAGCTCAAGGTGCACAACCTGCGCCGCTACTACGGCACCAAAACTCTGGTTACTGCTGACAACTACGAGGCGGTGCTCAAGCGGTTTGTCGAGCGTGTTCAGGAGTCGCCCTTCGTCGCGCTGGACATCGAAACCTCTTCATCGCAGGAGTCAGATGAATGGATCGAGAGACTCAACACGATTTCCGAAAAGGGTCGCGGTGACAAGATCGACGTCCTTGGCCATGAGTTGACCGGGATGTCGCTCACGTTTGGGGACAACACCCAGCACACCATGTACATGTCGGTGGACCATAAGGACACCAACAACATCACGGTCGACCAGTGCCGAAAGATGGTGGAGGCGATCCCCCAACGCCTGCACATCGTCATCCAGAACCGCCAGTTCGAGTTCAGCGTGCTGTACCGGACTTGGGGTGAGGTGTGGAAGAATAATGGGTGGCATGGGTTCGTGCCCAATGCGCTGGATACCAAGGTTGGCGCGTCAATTGTGGACGAGAACCTGCCAAAGGGTTTGAAGGCCCGCAGCAAGCACCACTTGGGATACGAGCAGGCGACCTACGAGCAGACGACAACGAAGTCGGGCCCGGTCGGCTCTATCAAGGGTGGGCAGAAGATCAAGGAGTACAAGCAGGAGGTGTCCAGAGAAACCTTCCACATGGAGACCCGAGAGGTTGACGAGGTGATGGTGGATGTCAAGGTCGTTGACAGCCCTGCCGTCTTCGAACTTTGGGAAACACGCCAGTTCAAGATGAATGAGTTGACAGGTGCTGAGGTGGTCGACTACGGCTGCGACGACACGATCTGCACCGCCGCGCTGCACACCCACTTCAAGTTCGTGATGGAGGTCGAAGACACATGGAAGCCCTATCTTGAAGTGCACCAGATGCCGGAATACCTGACGAGCCTTGCGTTTGTTCAGGGGTGCCGGGTCAGCCTCGAGAACCTGTCTGAAATGGAAAAGGAGGATGACGCCAAGTATTCAGAGGCTTGGAAAATCCTGCGTGAATTCCTGATGGAGAAGGGTTGGGACGGCACTGCCTGCCCGGAGTTCGAAGGGGACATCGAACCCTCTGACGTGAAGCTAGCCGCTGCCATTCTCCTTGATGGGGAGTTCACCACCAAGAAGCGCAAACTGGTCGGGATCGCGGTGGACATTCGAGAGCAGTTCCCAGAGACAGGAGAGTTGTTTGCGACCATCGTCGAGCGCAACGACGTCGAAGGCTTGAACAAGTTGCTGAAGCAGAACTTCACAGGTGAACCAAAGCTCAATTTCGGGTCACCCAAACAGCTGCAGAATCTGTTCTACGTCACGATGGGAATGACCCCGCGTATCTTCAACCCTCTCACTGAAAACCAGAGGGCAATTCCTGCGTACAGGTCGGCCTTCAAGAAGGTTCGACAAGCCAAGGACGGCATCAAGGTGATCTACACCGACGAGGAGTACGCTGCCCTGGTGTCCAAGGCATCCACAGACGACAGCGCGGTGGCCACATCACTCCACTTCGACAACCCTTCTGATCGCCAAAAGCAGGTTCTGGAGGCGTACTCAACCATCAAGGAGGTCACCACCCGGCGCAACCTGTTCTACAAGACCTGGAGAGCTGTACCACACTGGCGAGAGGGTCGCGTGCACAGTTCCCTGAATCAAGCAGAGGCTGCCACGAGGCGCTACTCATCATCCAACCCGAACGTGCAGCAGCTCCCTTCCAAAGGTGACGGCGCCAAGTTCAGAACGATAGTCCAGCCCCACCACAAAGACGCTGTGATCGTTTCATGCGATTTCAGCGGCCAAGAGCTCCGTGGGATGGCGGAACAGTGCGGGGATGTGGCGCTGACAGCTTGCTACGTTGGCGACAAACTACTCGACGTGCACAGCTTGACTGCTGTACAAGCGTCCAAGTACCTGTGGCCAGAGCCAGTGGAGTATGAGGAGTTCATGGCGATGTTGAGCTCTGAGGACGAGGAGGTCAAGAAGCGGGCCAAGGCCCTGCGGGCTCAGGCAAAGACCGTAGTTTTTGCCTCGCAATTTGGAGCACAGGCCCCCAACATCGCCCAGCAGCTCTTCGTTGATGAGGCGACCGCCCAGCAGTTCCTTGACGCCAAGGACAAGGCTTTCCCTCGGATTGAGGCGTGGAAGGCAGAGTTCGAAGATCTGGCAGCGAAGACGGGGTACGCGAAGGACCTAATGGGGATGCGCCGACACTTGGCCCAGGCTCTGAATTCAGAGAACAAGTGGGAGGCAGCCAAGGCCGCGCGGCAGGCGTCCAACTATGCGATCCAGGGCTCAGCAGCTTGTCAAACGCTGCTGGCCATGGGCAGCATGTGGAGGAAGGGGATATTCACCAGCGGCAAGTACGACGCTGTGTTCCTGTTCCCGGTTCACGATGAGTGCGTTGCGTCGGTACACAAGGATCAAGCACTCGAGTTCACCCGGGAGTTCCACGCCTGCATGACACAGCCTTTTGCAGGGATGAAGATACCAATCGTCTCCTCGATTGACATCGGAAAGAACTTCGGGGATCTGATCGAGATCGGGGAAAAGTTCGACGACGAGAAGATCAAAACAGCCATCGAAACCATTTTTAAAAAGGATTGAACTGAAATCAATTTAGGTACATAATTCACGCCCCAACAACGACAAGGCCGCCGAGCTGAGCGTTGTTGGGGTCCCTGCATCCGATAAAAATAAGAAGAAAGCGATGTATGTCCTCGACCTGTTCTCAGGGGTCGGGAATTTCTCCCTTGGCCTTAGCCGAGCTGGAGGGTTCTCAACCCTGGCATTCTGCGAAATCGACAGAACCTGCCACCCAGTGCTCAACAAGCACTTCCCTAACGTCCCCATACCCCGAGGCAATCGGGCGTGAAATCAACCGAGTGGAGGCGCTATGAGGCCAACTTTAGACCTGAGACCCGGCGACAAGTTCGGGAAATGGGAACTCAAATACCTCGTCCCTGACATCAAGCCCGCCCGCTGGGTTTGCATCTGTGAGTGCGGCACCCACCGCTCAGTTCTGCAGGCAGCCTTGACCACCTCAAGGTCCCGGTCCTGCGGCTGCAGCACCCCTCGACCGGAGTTGTGGAAATGACGCACTTTAAAGTCAACAACACCTTCGCCAATCGCGGAGCCAACGCTGAGAAAGCGATGGCCAAGTTTCTCGCGGGGTGGGCTACTGAACACCTGAATCGTGAGGCCAACCGCCTCACCGACAGCAAGGCCGCCGGCAGAACCATCAAGGCCGCCGCAGCAGACTTCGAATTCTTCAGTCTCGAGGGCCACGGACTCATTGAAGTTAAGGAGACCGAGCATGAGTACCGACTGGCGCGCGACAAGGTCCCACAACTGGCGCGCTTGAGAAAGCGCGCCCACTGCGGAGGGGCTTGCTTGGTGGCCGTTTACCACTCCACGATTGACAGGTGGAGGGTTCTGGACGCCGCTGTCTTGGCGGTCACCGGGGACAAGGGTTCGTGGAACCTGGCAGACGTTCCCGCCTACCACAGTCTTGCCGTAGCCATGGCGGAGGCGTGCCCGGAGGTGTTCGGATGAGGTACTGCCTGTACTGCATGAAGCAGAAACCTGAAGAAGGTTTCAAAGAGGTCCTACACGCAGCCACCCGCAGTGTGCGGGGCCAGTGCCAGGACTGCCAAGAGAAACGCAAGAAACCTCGGACCGAGCTTGAGAAGCTGGCCAAGGCTGAAAGCAAGGAAAGGAAAAAGAGATGACCAAGGTACTTGTTATTTCCGATACACATTTGGGGGTGAGCCGCACCGGCGGCACTACCCAAGCAAGCGCAGCAGACCTCAAGAGGTACTGCGTCGAGCAGTTCAAGAAGCTGCTCAATCTGGCCCACGAAGAGCACGTCAGTCAGGTAATCATCAACGGTGACCTGACCGACCAGTACAACCTCCCACTTGCGGAGGCGCTGGAAATCTACTTCATCATCGACGAATGGTTTCAGGCAGACAACCCCTACCGCCGGCTCGCTCTGTGCACTGGAAATCATGACAGGAGTAAAGACAGTTCCCGTCTAGGAACCGTTGAGTTTGTCGGGGCGCTGCTAAAGGCGAAGTACCCAGACCTTTTTGATCTGGTCGTGGAGTCCAAGAAGCTCGGGGACATCTACATCATCCCTCACGTAGTGAACAACGACCTGTTTCAGTTGGAGCTTGACAAGGTCCCAGAGGGCACTCGGTTTTTATTGCTCCACGCAAACTGGGACAACCGGTTTGCAGCTGAAGCTGAGCACTCCCTAAACCTTGATCGGGCTCAGGCC